TTCTCGGAAGACTTCAAAATATGCCAAATTATACGGCCCAGTTCTCCTCGATGCTCTTTGTGACATCGCTGGAAATAAATTCCATGTAGTAAACACATGTGAATCGAACTATTATAAAACGGTTACTTCGTGGGATCAAAAACCTAGCTATTCTTATGAGGAAGAAATTTCTTATTTGTTTGCGCTACAGTATTTTGAGCATTATTATGCGCCAATTATGAGTGATTGCATTGCTTCTTCGGAAGAGATAGCATCTTATATTGACTGGACTAAGTCTCCAGGTTGGCCCCATACCTACTTCGGATTTCGAACTAAGGAGCAGTTAGTACATGCCCTTGCTGATACGTTATTTTTTGATCGTACCGGAACTCCTCCCTACTGGAATGTAGCAGGAAAAGTTGAGTTTAAAGATATTGCAGATATTGAAGAGAATAAAATACGGTTATTTCAAATACCGTCATTTGAACTCTTATATTCACAACTGAAGTTTGGGAAACGCATTTCTCTTGCGATGAAGAACCTTCATTGGTCAGCATATGGTTTTAATCCGTATGCGGGGGGCTTTGAACGATTAGCCCGACGTCTTTTAAGTAAACCCTATCGTGGTTGTTATGATGTCAGTGGATGGGATAAATTCCTTCCGCTCCTTAAAGATATTTACTCCGTTTTGCAGAAACGCGGTAACATCCCAGAATCTGAATTAGAAGAGTTTCTGTGGATGGTCACGAATACATGTGAATTCATGTTAAAGCTTACGAACGGCCGGGTCATTTTAAAAGACTACGGGAACGCTAGCGGTAGTGGATGTACTACTCGTGATAACATCTTTGGCCATATAATTATTTTTGCTGCCGGATTGTACGAAGCTTATTTGCTTAAAACCGGTTCAGCGCCTCCTATATCACTAGTTCATGAGCAACTAGTACATTTGTACGGAGATGATAATGTGTATGCACTCGATGAAGAGTTTAGCCTTATGTGCGATGAAACTTTTCTCGGGAGCCACCTAGCAAAATATGGATTGAAGCTTAAGTTCTTCTTTGGGGGTTTAAATGCAGATTTGCATACCCTATCCTTTTTAGGTGCCTCGTTTAAATACAAGGATAATCGTTGGTTGCCAAAGTATGACGCTCAGCGCCTTGCAACAACGATGGTTTACGAACAGAACGAACTGTCGTTAGCCCAGCATCTCGGAAAAGCATTTACGTTAATGGTTATGTCGTATCCGACTGATCATTTTGATGTCTTCTATACAGCGTATGCTTCTCTAGTTAACAGTGATATTGTTTATCGAAATCAAGATGACCCAACGATCCAGTCGTATGCCTTTGTTGGTGTACCATCAGTCAGCTCTATAGTTGGCTTTTATACTGGGTCGGAGGCGGATTGTTTAGCAGATCTGATGTTACATTTTTCATCAGATCTCCTTTCTGCTTTCTAGATTTTGGAGGATAGGGTTATGATTTATCCCAAAGTGAACTTCTTTCGGGTGTGCCTACTAAACAGCACTGTTTAAAAGAAGATGTCAGCTCAAAAGAGTAAAAATCAAAGAAATCCACGAAGACGTGGTGGACGAAAAGGTCCTTCTCGCCGTGAGAACATGGAAGTTCAAGCGGTCTATAATGCTATCGTTGCCAAGAAGGCTGGCGGTGGAAAGCGCCCTCGTCGGAAGC